TCATCCATTGACGGTGAAGCACGTGGACAGTTTGATGATGTTCTATCAGTTCAACTTGCTCGTGCACGTTTTGCAGTACTACAGATTCAGGCAGCAGAGAAGTCTATCCAAGCACCTATTGCTATCCCACAGGATGTGCAAGAACTTGCTCTTGGACCTGATGCAATTATGCGTTCTGCTAACCCACAAGGTATCCGTCGTGTTCCTTTGGAACTACCACCTGGAGTCTTTCAAGAGTCAGGCGTACTAGAGCGTGAACTACGTTTAGGTTCTCGTTACCCAGAGGTTCGCTCAGGTAACATCGATGCATCTATCGTTACAGGCCGTGGTGTGCAAGCACTACAGGCAGGTTTTGATACACAGATCAAGTCAGCCCAAGCACAGTTTGCTCGTATGTTTACAGACCTTGCTTCTCTTTGCTTTGAAGTAGATGAGAAGATCTTTGGTTCTATGCAGAAGGAAATCAAGGGCGTAGACGACGGTACTCCATTCAATATGAAGTACATCCCATCAAAGCAGATCGATGGCAATTATGGTGTAGATGTTCGTTACGGAATTATGTCTGGTATGGATCCTAACCGTGCAATCATTGCATTGTTGCAGATGCGTTCAGACAAGTTAGTTTCTCGTGATTATGTACGTCGTGAGATTCCAATGGAACTCAACGTTACCCAGGAGGAACAACGTGTCGATATTGAAGAGATGCGCGATTCTTTGCGTGTTGCTGTTGCACAGTATGCTCAGGCAATACCAGCCCTTGCAGCGCAAGGCCAAGACCCGTCTCAAATCATTACTCGTATCGCGGAAGTTATCCAAGGTCGTCAAAAGGGTCTTCAGTTAGAAACTATTATTGGTAAGGCATTTGCGCCAGAACCAGCGCCAGAGATGCCTGTAGCACCAGAACTAATGCAAGGTGCACCACAAGTTCCAGCAGCGGGAGCACTCCCTGCCCCTGCCTCGCAGCCAACTCCAGAACAACCAGGAGGCGCACCCGCTGCTGCTCAACGTCCAGATATAGCAAACCTACTAGCCGCCATCGGCGGGGCAGCATAAAGAGGAGGTGTAAATATGAACAAGGGATCACGTGCAGCAGCACCAGTTTCAAAGCCAGTCGAGGGCAAGAAAGATACTTCAAAGCCAGCAGGCGGTAAAGTATTCTTCGGAACAACTCCAGCAGGCCGTAAGGGCACAGCAGTAAAAAAGGGATAATCTTATTCTAATTAACGGAGGTATTGGGCGTGGACAATAATAACGACGTTCCGCGTCCAATACACTTCGCTGATTTTTTAGTTACCTTTGCAGGACTTGTACATAATCTTGCAAGTTCTGTACAAACTTTTACAGAAGAATTAATGGAAATAGCGATCTATAACGCTAATAGAAACTCCAAAGTCAACAAGGCTTGGGAGCAATTTGCAAATGATTTAGAAAAGATACAGGAGGAAACCGATGGTAGATAACCCAATTAGAGGCGTATCAGGACCTGGTAAATTCTCCGTTCGTACAGATTTGCCAGCGTCACAGAATTATGGTGACCGCAAGGCTATGCAAGAACAAATAGCAGGAGCACCTACCGCTAGAACAGCAGATGTTCGCGGATTACCTACAGGTCAGGTTCAGGCTGCAGCACAGGCTGCACCACAACCACCTATTACAGAATTATATGCACCAACTACACGCCCTGATGAACCAATCACTTCAGGTGTAGCAGTAGGACCAGGCCCAGGACCAGAGGTAATGGGCTATGCAGGACAGTCAGAAAAACTATCTGACATTCTTTCTCAGATGCTTCCATATGATACAGATGGTGAAATAGCAATCCTTTACCAGCAAGCCGTATCTAGAGGTCTGTAATGGCAGAAACGCCAAAGAACTCTAACCTTGCACAAGCAGCATTTCGTGCAGGATTAAATCCGTCTCAGACACGTCAGATCGATGGCCTTGCTTCAGCATTGGCTACACATCAACGTCTATCTGATTTACCTAAACAGTACGCAGCCGAAGAGTTTAACAAACTACCTAACAACAAGAAGCAATCTCTTGTAGCAATGACTGGTACTAGTAAGAACGACGATGACCCAAATCGTTCCTGGCTAGAGACTGGCGCTCACTACGCATTTAGTCCTTTCAAGGTAGCGGCAAAGACTTTATTTGATGTGCTTGATTATGCATCCGATACGATGACACGTGTCTACCGTACTGGTGCTATCGCTGCAAATGAGAACATTAACTTTGGCGATGCGTGGGGTAAGGCAGGCCGTGATGGTGAGAATGTCTTTATCCAAGATCGTATCAACACAGCAATATCTCGTTACGGTAACGCACGAGTAAATGTAGCAAAGCGTATCGCAGCAGGTGTTGCTCCAGAAATTATTTTTGCAGAAGCACAGAACGAAGAAGAAAAGCAGATCGCAGCAGAAGCACAGCAAAGCGAAACTGGCGACATTATGGATCCGCTACTGCGTGATGCTGTCGCAGAAGTAAATGCTGCTAAGTATTCACCAGGTCGTCAGATTGCAAACTTGTTCCTACCTAAAGACCTAGAAGGTCAAGGACCAATTTACTCCTGGATCTCAGGTTCAGTAGATGCAACTTACCGTTTGTTTATGGACCCAACCCTTGTTCTTGGCAAGGCACGCAAGATTTATCTTGGTGGCTCACAGGCTCTTAAGGTTACTGGAAAGTATGCAGCAACTGCAAAACTTGGTAGTGCTGAGAAAGTATCTAAGTATTTTGATACAACAGATATCTTTGGTACAAAGAATGTACAGAACCTTTGGACAGACTATACAGATCGTTTCACTAAGTATGTCGCTGCAAAGAACTCTGGTATAAATGATGACATTGTTAGAACACGTACAGCACTTAACGATCTAGCCCCAGAACTACAAGATGACTTCATCGTATCTTTCAAGTCCTTTGGCGAGAAAGAGTTTGGTGGCAAGTGGGATCTAGATACTGCTAAGGCTTATCTATCAGATGCCTCAAAGATTGAGCCTATGCTCTATGGTCAACCAGGTGCCCGTATTAAGTTGGCACCACGTATGACACCTGCACGTAAGGCAAGAGTTCTTGCTTTAACAACAGGACGACGTGTATTTGATCTAGACAAAGACTCACGTGCACTCATTGAAACAATGGAACTAACTGATGATGCATCATTGCTTCAGGCTGTAGTAGGTACCGAAACTCTATCTCCAGTAGAGGCAAGTGCAAACTTTGTTGGCAAGATTGTTGAAGGCCGTCAAAACATTAAGCGATTTACTCCAGAGTACTTTGCTAATCGTATTGATCGTATCAAGGCTAAGTTCACACCTATTGCTTCCCTGATAGATGATGAAGCATTTGACCACGCATCAAAGACAGCGCCACAGGACTTCTTCCGTTACTCACGTATGGCACTTGGTTCATACCACGCCAAAGCATTTACTGAAATTTACTCATCAGCAGAACTTGGTCAACGCAAGGCAATGATGAAGGGTATCCAATTAACAGTTGGAAATCTAATGGGTCTAGACAAGACTCCTGGTGGACGTAAGTTACTCAAGGCTTTGTCAGATGATGCATACGCAGGTGTTGCATACTCAGCACGTGGCGCAGATGGTGCTGTACCTTCAGTGGTCAACGGTATAGATAGTGCTCTATATCCAGCACAAACATCTAACCTATCTCGCGTTATTGGTCTTCGTGATATGCAACGCTTTGCAGGACGCGAAAGTTTCTTTAGCAGAGTTCTAGGTGTTCAGTACAGCGCTGCAGCAGATGGCGTAATCGATGCTTGGTCATTTGGAACTATTGCTGGTCCTCGTTTCCCAGTACGTAACGCTATTGAAGATTACACAATGGGTATCTTAAACGGTCAGTCACTTATCAAGACTGCACAGGCACGTCGCACAGCGACTAAGGTACGTCTAGGATCTGGACAAGACCTAGGTATGTTTAACCGTGTTATTAAGCGTAAGGATCAAGAGTACTTCAAGACTCGCCTTGCTGCAGTCAAAGGTGAATCAGGCGCTATTAGTGACCTTGTTAAAAATGGTATCCTAAAAGAAGAAGATGTAACACTTTACCGCACACTAACACCACAGCAACAGTTAACTCAACGCCGTATTATTATGGCAGAGGCTTTTGTAAAAGATAAGATTGATGATGTTGCTAACGCTGATATCTTAGAAAAGATACCAAGTCATATCAAGGACTTCGTTAAGTACGGTAACCTAGAATCGCTATTGCGTGGAGCAGGTGAAGGTGCATCTAATGCAATCAATGGACTTAATGCTTCTTCACGTGCGATAGCAACTGCAGATCGTAACGGTAAAACGATAGCGCTTTCCTTCAATGACACTGCAATGCGTCCAATTGGTGGAAGTCCAATCGTACAAAGGTCTCTTATTGATGACCAAGGCAAACTTGCCTGGGGTTGGAATATCCTTATCCGTGGAACTGATGATGTCGGTCAGCGTGCTATTCAACTCTTTGACGATAAAATTACACAACAAGATTTTGTAAAAGAACTAGCACCATACATTGATTCACTTGGTGATGGACTAAAGTCTGACCTTATTCGATACTCAGATCCAAACTATACATCGCAGCAGCACGCAGCAGCAATCTATAAAGACTTGAAGAATCTCTTTAGTCGTCAAGATGGTCAGTCTGTTAATATGGAACTACTAGGTAAGATTCGTAAGGTTGACGAAAACGGCAAGGCATTTATTGATTTAGAAGACTTTAACCTAGAAGATCTGCCAACAAACATTGAAGATCTACCAGCATCTATTGCAGGTCCACAGTTTATTCCAGTAATGGAAAGTAAGAACATCTTTACTGACCTATCTAAGCGTGGTTGGACCTGGATGGGTGAAGCAAATGCACGTTTCTCACGTGAACCATTGGTGGTTAACTCTGCAGTTCGTTACTACGATGACTTAAACGCACCTGGTGGCTACGCAGAAGACTTAATTAACCAGTACACCAAGGGAATTACAGACCCTGCAGCCCGTGCAGCAGCAACAGATGCTGCAAAAGCACAAGTTGTACGCATATCTGAAGAACTTGCACTGGAATCTACGCTTGCATTTGTGGATAACCCTGCACTTCGTACACAGTTAGCGTGGTCTGCACGTAACTTTGCTCGTTTCTACCGTGCAACTGAGGACTTTTATCGTCGTTTGTACCGTACTGCTAAGTATAACCCAGAGGCTATACAGAAAGCAGCACTAACTTATGAAGGCGTAAGCCATTCTGGGTTCGTACAGAAGGATGACCAGGGAGAAGCATACTTTGTTTACCCTGGATTGGCTCCAGTCTACGGTGCAATGAAGAAAGCACTAGATGTATTCGGTCTTGGAGACAAGTTCGTAGCACCATTGCCACTAGAGTTCAGTGCAAAGTTAAAGATGCTTACACCATCCTTTGATCCTGAGTCTTGGCTGCCAACATTCTCTGGTCCATTAGCAGCATTACCGTTAAACACTATCTATTCTCTAGTACCAAGTCTTGCTAAGTCAGAGAACGCAATCGTTGCTCGCATTGGTAAGGAACTAGGTACAGTAGAACGTGCAACTCTGGGTCCTATTGGACAAGATCAGCCGTTTATTAACGCATTGCTACCAGCACACGTGAATAGATTACTTGCTGCTATGAACAAAGATGAGCGTGAGTCTCAGTATGCATCAGCATTCCGCAAGGCTGTTACATACCTAGAAGCAGCAGGCAGAACACCAGGTGCTGATGCATCTCCAGGTGAGTTGAAGACATATCAAGAAGCATTAGAAGCAAGCGTCCAGAGTATTCTTGGCGTTCGTTTCGTTGCAGGATTCTTTGCTCCAGCAAGCCCATCTGTAACCTTAAAGTCAGATATGGCTGAGTGGGCACGTGATAATGGCAGCGTAAACTTTAAGCAGACCTGGAACAAACTGGTCAGCAAGTATGCTGAGCAGGGTTCAGAAGATCCATACGGTGAGGCAATGGGAGATTGGGTGAAGTACTTCCCTAATCAGGTTCCATTTACCGTTAATGAGTCAGATCCACAGGTATTGCCATACTTCCAGTCCAGCAATGCAGCATCAAAGTGGGTAGAAGATAACCGTGCATTGGTCAAGAAGTATCCACAGGGTTCAGCATTCTTGATTCCAAATACTGGTGACTTTACCTACGATGCCTACCAGACATTGATGAATGAAGGCTATCGCCAGAAGAAGTTAATTGGTGACTACCTCAAGGAAGTATCAGTAGCCAAGGATGAGCAACTCTATTACTCACAAAAGGCTATCCGTGATGAGGCATTGACAGGTGCTTTTACAGATCGTGAACGCACCATCATCAACGATAACTGGCAGATGTGGTCTAAAGAATTCCTAGCAGCACGTCCATTACTTCGTATGGAGTTTGCTAGTGCAGCAGAAAACACCATCAAGCGTGA